CGCGCATCATTGGCTCACTCAGCTGGCTTCGCGTGGGGCTATTACAACGAAAATTCAACCAGTGTAAATTTGTGCGAAAAACAAAAAAACCAACCGTGGCTTCTGCCGTAGAATCCGCCTGGAGCGCATTCTTTGAATCCGCTGCCGTCTGCGACCCTGACCAACTCAAACGAGAAGGCTGGATGACCAACGCAGAGATCGCGGAACTCTCAAATCTCAAATTAGGCGCAGGGCGACAACTCGCAGATTCCGCCGTGCGCGAGGGCAAATTGGAAAAGAAAGTCGCCAAGGTCATGGTCAAGGGACGGCGGTGGAATGTGAACTTTTACAGGCCGAAAGGGTAGGGAACAGGGCAACGACGGGCAACAGCTTTGCAAGTCGTTGATTATTAAACGCACAGAATAGACTTAAAATCCCTTTTCGTGAAAACGGAGTGCGGGTTCGAGTCCCGCCGCCGGCACTGGGTGGGTGGGCTTCTTTGCCGCTCTGGGATTGGGTTGGCGGGGTTTTGTTGCCGCTACACCGCACAAACTGCCACTATTTGCAAAAGCGTTTAAGGTTGAAAATTCGGGCAACACGGGCAACAGTTTGGGCAACATGAAAGCGCGATATTTTGTGAGTCCTAACGCATCTCGACCCGGCACTTGGAAACTGGAGATTCCGGCAGTTGTTTCGGGGGATCGGATCAGGCGATTTTTTAAGACGGAGGCGGAGGCTTGGGCGGCGGGGCCTGCTCTTTTGGAGGCTTTGCAAAAGACAGGGACGGAGGGACTGAGGGAGAAGGATCAGGGAGGGCTTTCTGTGCGGTCGGCGGTGAGGGATTACATTGCGACGAAAGCGAAGGCGTCAAAGGATCACAGAGCGAAGATCGAACGGGTTTGCGGCAAGTTGCTGGAGGAGTTTGAGGGGCCGGTGGCGAATGTGACCCCGCTGAAGGCGGGGAGGTGGTTTGACGGGATCGAAGGATCACCGACGACACGCGCGGGTTGGCATCGCTACGCGAGCGGTTTTTTCGCGTGGTGCGTGGACATGGAGATTCTTGACCGGAATCCGCTGCGGAGGATCAAGGCTCCAAAAGCGGAGGCGAAGCGGTCACTCGTGACAGCGGCGGAAATGGTAACGATCTTGGAGGCGGAAATGAGCGACCCGCTGCGGGCGTGGTTTCTCCTGGGTGGCTTTGCGGGCTTGAGGTCCATCGAGGTTCGGCGCATGCGTTGGGAGGATGTGGACGCCGCCGTGGGAGAGATTGAGATCCGGCGCGAGGTTTCCAAACAATCCACCGGACTGCCAGAGCGGATCGTGGACTTCACCGAGCCGCTGACCAAACGGACGGCGTTCTTTCTGGACGAAAAAAAGAAGGGGCTAATTCTGCCGCCGGACTCACTGCGCATCTATGCCGAGCGCCATGCGCTGATTTTGAGACTGCACGAGGCGGGCAAGCTGCCGTGGTCGCAATTCCCTGAGAACGCTCTGCGGCATTCCTTCGCCACCTACCACCTGGGGCGCTGTCAGGATGCCGGCAAGACGGCGCACCAGCTTGGACACTCGACCACGGCGATGGTCAAAAGGGTTTATGCCGTGCCATCGCGGCGGGCAGATTGGCGGGCGTGGTGGGCTGTTTAACGCTATGCGCAAAAAAAACAGCGGTAAGGCCATTGAAAGCAATGATTTACCCCCCCCCCCCCCGAAATCCGCGTGGGGGTAAATTTGACCTAAGAAGCCCGTCGGCAGTGCTTCTTGGTGGCTGTGGATGGCCCAGAGTCTAAATTCTCTGACAGCGTGGCCATCGTGGCACCAACAACCGGGGAGACTTTTGACGCTTTGCTTGAAGAAATTTGCGGAGATTCTTCGGATTCTTTCATTGCCTTTATGCAGTGAGCAACAATTGGGCTGATCTCGAGTTTCCCGAGCGGGTTTTCTCTCTTGAAATCAGCCTGCTTTTTTTTGATCCACCCATGCAAATCGGGAGGAAGGCTGATGTTTAACTTTTTGAATTTTCCATCTTTCATATCCTACCAGTAACACCAGAAACATCGTTGTTCAAATTTTAGCGAAAATTTATTTTCGCCCGCAAACTTAATCCCCATGCGGATGTCAACTAAAATCGTCGTATAAGACGAACACCCCATTGACCGATTTTTATTGCTCTACCGGTAGCACCAATAATATCGGTAGCACCATGCAAACCGGATACATGAAAACAAGCGTGAGCATCCCGGCTGAACTCTTCGACTACCTGAAGAAAAAAGCGGATGCGAACGGTGGAGTGCCAATCAGCAGGCTGGTGGCTGAAGCCATCCGCCAGCAGGCAAAGAAAGAGGCCAAGAAGGAGGCCGCGAAATGAAAGGCACGCTCACAGTGAAGCAAGCCGCCGAGGAAACCGGCGCTCACACAGAGACAATCCTTCGCCATATTCGGCGCGGAACCTTCTCAGCCTGCAAACCGCTTTCGGACCGTGGCGGCTGGAGGATTTTTGAAAAGCCTTTCCGCCAATGGTTGTCTGACCAGATCGGCGCGACCTCGAACCGGAGGCCCGCGAAATGAAAACCGCCCGCCTCTACCTCTGCGAAGGTTATGACCCGCTCTTCGGACCGATCCGCGATTTGGTCCGCGCCACCTGCCTCACCGAGGCGAACGCCAAGTTTTTGAGCCTGCACGGCATCCCGTCCCTCCACACCAAAACAGAAAACCTATGATTGATATCAACGACCCCCAAGCCGTCTGCCGATCCATCGGCTACTTCCTCACCTACCTCGGCACCGTGGCACCGCTCGTTGGGCTGGCTTGGGCAACTTGGAGGATTTCCCGATGACCCTTGCAGACCTCCAGACCATCGAGGCCATGCACCAGCGAGGCGGCAACTTTGCGCGGGCGCTGGCTCACGCGGCGGCGGCGGCTGACCCTGACAACCTTCAGAAGATCAAGGCCACTTGGCCGGACCTTTGGGAGCGCTACGCGAACTGGGTAACACGGGAGGAGGCCGCAGAGTTATGAGCGCATCTTTTGCTATCTGCCTGGCCGTGCTGACCCTCGGGAGCTGCTTCGCATCTTACCACCTCGGGCGCGACTCCATGCGGCAGGAAATCAAGGATTACCAAGAGCGCAAACGCAGGTGGGAGGAATTCGACGATGAGGACTGAGACCATTCTTGCCATCGATCCCGGCACGACTCAGAGCGCGTTTGTCCAATACCGTGCGGGCGAGATTCTTGACCACGGGTGGATTTCCAATACCGAGATGCGGCAGGTGCTCATCGGCCGCGAATATGACGCTGTGGCGATTGAGATGATTGCCAGCTACGGCATGCCGGTAGGGGCTTCGACCTTCGAGACATGCCTTTGGATCGGACGGTTTACGGAGGTGGCTCGGGTGGAGCCGGTTCTTTGCTACCGCAAGAGCATCAAACTTTTTCTCTGCGGCACGATGCGGGCAAAGGACGCCAATGTGCGTCAGGCGTTGCTCGATCTCGTCGGGCCACAGGGAACCAAGGCCAAGCCGGGCCCGACATACGGCATCAAATCCCATAGTTGGGCGGCACTGGCAGTGGCCGTTTTCGCTGCCGCAAATACGAAACAATGAAAATAACAAAAGGAAAACAGACACGGCCACAGCGCGTGGTCATTTACGGAGTGGAATCGGTTGGCAAGACGACATTTGCCGCGCAATTCCCCGCTCCATTGTTCCTCGACATCGAGGGAGGCACGGCACATCTCAACACCGACCGCTGCGAGATTAATTCTTGGGCGGAACTCAATGGCGCACTGAAAGAGGTCGCAGCCAGCGACTACCAGACGGTGATCATCGACTCGGCGGATTGGGCGGAGCGCCTATGCGTGGAAGACCTGCTGGCGAGCACGAAGAAGACGAGCATCGAGGATTTCGGCTATGGCAAAGGATGGGTTCAGGTCGCCGAGCGCATGAGCCGGATGCTGACGGCCTTGGATTCGCTAATCGCGAATGGCAAACACGTTGTCCTTCTCGCTCACAGCAAGGTTCAGCGCGTGGAGCCGCCGGACTTGATGACGGCATACGACCGTTACGAACTCAAGATGAGCAAACAAAGCTCGCCGCTCGTTAAAGAATGGGCGGATGAACTCTGGTTCTTCCGGTTCAAAACGAAGGTGGTTGAGTCTGAGAACGGCAAGGCCAAGGGCACCGGCGGCAAGCAGCGCATCATTCTCACCACGCACTCGGCGGCCTACGATGCCAAGACACGAAGCGGATTGGCTGAGGAACTGCCGATGGAGTGGGATTCGGTCGCGCATCTCTTCGCAGCGGCAAAGCCAAAAGCGAAAGCCGAACCGGCAGTGGTCGTGGTCGGTGCGGAGCATGTGCGCGCCTTCGAGATGCTTGAAGCCAACGAAGAAGCGGTCAACGCCTTCCTTGTCTCCAACAAATCCATTCAGCCAGGGCAAACATGGCGCGATGTCTCCGAGAAACTCCGCGCAAACATTGTGGCTCGCCCCGAGGCATTGGTTGCCAAGGCTACCGAACTCAAGGAGGCGGCGTGAAGGAGTTAAGCCCTTCATCCGCTCCGAAGCTGGCGGAATGTGCGGTCTTCGTCGGCGCATCCGGTTCGTCGGCGGCTGCCGAGCGCGGGACGGCTATCGATAAGGCGATCCGGTTGGCGATGGATGGCGACACGGCACCGATTGACCAACTGACCGGCGACGACCTGACCGCAGCGACTTGGGGTATTGAAACCCTTCGGGGCCTGAGCGGTGGCGAGCATGTCGAGACCCGAGAAGAATATCTCGCCATGGCAGTGCCGGGACTCTCGAAACTCGGCACGGCAGACGCGATTTGCAAGCGCGCCATGTGGGTGGCAGACATCAAGACCGGCCAAGTCCGGAACTACCGTCAGCAGCTCGCAGCCTACAGTTTATCCTGTATGGAAGATCATTTTGCCGAGTCGTGGACCGGCCATGTGGTCTATGTGGATCAGCAGCTTGTGCGGTCCTACGACTTCACCCGCGCGGAGGCCGAGGCCACGACGCAGGCATGGATCTCCGAGGCCACGAGCGAGGACGCAAAGCCTACCCCGTGTGAATACTGCACCTGGTGCCAGCATTTTAACGAATGTGGGGCCATTACCCGCCAAGCCGAGAGCGCGCTGGCACTCCTAAAGACCGATGGACGCACGCTGGACCAGATCCGCGCGGAGATTGCCGCCGACCCGTTGCAGATGAGCGTCTTCGCCGCCAACTGGAAGACTACCGAGAAGCACATCGCCGAGCCGGTCATTGAACTACTTAAGCAACGACTCGCCGCCGGTGACGAGATCCCCGGCTGGAAGGTCTCGACCTCTGCCGGCCGAGAATACGTGGAAGCCGATGCCATCGCCAAGGCAAGCGCCAACGTCTCGAAAGAAACGCTCATTCTCGCCTTGGGCGGAAAGATGAGCGCCAAACAATTTCGCCAATTCTGCGCCGACTCAGGCGTGGAGGTGGATGAATCCGCGGTGAAGGCAGGGGCACCGATAACCACCCTGCGCCAAACAAAAACCAAATAATAATATGCCAAGTTACACACAAACCGAACCCCGCGAGACCTATTTCGTTGAGCCGGGTAAATATCAGATCGAAATCACCAACGGCGTCGAGAAGACATCCCAAGCAGGGAACAGCATGATCAAGCTCACCTGCCGAGTGAAGATGGCAGACGGCACGAACGGGCCAGAAATCTCCGAGCACCTGACCTTTACGGCCAAGGCCGCGTGGAAGATCGACCAAGTGCGCCAAGCACTCGGGCAAGCTGTCGTTCCTGGCGAAGAGGTCACCATCGAAGCCGAGGATTTCGTCGGAATGTCGGCATGGGTGGTCTTAGGCGAGGAGGCCGGAAGCACGAACCCGAACGCGCGATTTAATACCATTGAGCGGTGGCTCGAAGCCAAGCAGACCGCGAAGGCCACAGCCAAGCCGACCAAGGCAGCACCAACCCACAAAGACGCAGACGGCGACGAGATCCCGTTTTAACCCAACCGGGGGCGCGTCCGGTCAACGCGCACAAACAAACACAACACAAAGAGAGGCAAAATAATGAAAAATATAGAAAAAAAATATGCAAGAGAGACCCCAGAAGCTGGAGTTATGAAGATAACTCCAGAGATAGCCATGGAGATGCTGGAAACAAGCCCCGGTAATCGCCGTCTAAGAGATTGGTATGTAGATTTGCTTGCGGCTTCAATGAAACGAGGTGAGTGGCGTGTTACAAGTCAAGGGCTTGGCTTTGATAGTATGGGCCGCTTGCGCGATGCTCACCACAGGCTAAACGCATGCATAAAAAGCGGCACTGCAATCTGGTCGGTAGTTGTTTTAGGCCTGCGCCCAGACGCCTATGAAGTGACCGATATCGGAATAATGCGCACTTATGCCGACCGTCTCTCAGAAAACCGCAATGTCGCCGATGTGTTGCGCCTTGGGTGCCAGTATGTCTTTAGCTGCAATAAGCCGAGTATAGACCAGATGAAGCCGTTTATTGACGCAGGCCTCCAAGAGGCGGTGCAGGCTTTAGTCCAATTTTGTGGCACGCAGCGCAAGTTTTACTCATCAGCACCGATGAAACTCGCTGCCTGTATGCATATAATGAGCGGAGGCGATTCAGACTTTATTTTACAGCAATACCGCGCGCTCTGTAATTTAAGCTTTGATGACATGTCAAGCTCTGCAAAAGCACTTGTGCGGCAAGTGGAAAGTGGAAAAGCGAGATCGTTAGACGCTCGTGAATCCTTAGCACGAGGGCTTCGAGTTTTTGATAAAAGCAAGGCCTCTGTCAGCAAAATCCAGATTGCTCAGAATGATAAAGATGAGGCTACTGATTTTGTGCGTAAGGTTCTCAAAAAAAGCGTCTCAGATCAGCGTGATAAAAACCAACTGTTTAAATCATTTGCTTCCGTGAAAACCACACCGAAACAATTCGACACACATCCAAGCAATATTTCGTTTTAACTCAACCCGCAGTGACCGGGGCGCGGCGGGATACGCGCAAGATTTTTTTAAAATGCTCCCTGAAATCACCATCCGCCTGACCATTACGGCAAACGGCGCGCCTATCGGCCCCCGGCTCGAGCGCGGGACACCGCTGCCGCCCTACCAGCACACCTACGCGCTGGAGGAACGCCCGCAGGCGGAGGCTGATGCGGAGCGCGTGCGCAAATACATCGAAACCCACCACGGGAAGCCCAAAAGGAAATGAATGACTTATTTACAGAAAACAAGCGATTGCAGGCAGAAGTTGACAAATTACTCAACGACAACATGGAGCTGACTGCCATGATCCGGTCACTGCGCAAGAACGCCCGAGAGGTGGCTGAAGAATGTCGCACAGGCAAATGCAAGGAGCGGAAGGAATGAGCCATGCTCTCAAACATCCCGCCCGTTTGCCTGTTCAAAATGTGCGCATCGAAAAACCGATATGCGACCTACCGGACAGCCAAGCGCAAGCTCAAACTCGCCCAGGAGGCACGGCGAAACAAAAACAAGTCGCTCCGACTCTACCAGTGTCCGATTTGCGACGGTTGGCACATGACGAAGCAGCTCATGACAACGAGCTAATGTTCACCCGCGAAGTGCTCTGCGCGATGATCAAGCAGGCGGTGAAGGACGCCAAGAACGACCGCGAATATGTGACAGCGGACAATAAGAGCAACCGAGAAAACAACCAACGCAGCGCGATCCTTTTTCTCAACTCGGAATTTTACAAAGACCTTTGCACGGCGCTCGGGCGTGCGTCGGGAATCGGAATCCCGGCGGATAAAATCACACTGGAGGCGCTGAAATAATATGGCTGGAGAATGGATCAAGGTTGAACTGCACCTACCGGAAAAACCGGAAGTGCTACAGATAGCAACATCCGCAAAAATGGACCCCGATTTAGTCGTGGGAAAGCTGCTCAAAATATGGGGCTGGGCGTCGAGAAATTGTAACGGTGACGGCGTTACACATATTGCAGCACTTGCACACTTGAACGTTTTGGCAGGCAACGAAGGCTTCGCCGAAAGCATGGTGGAAGCAGGGTGGTTGCGCGTGAAAGATGCGAAAATCACCTTCGTAAACTTCGACCGCCATTGCAGTCAAACCGCTAAGGAAAGAGCACTTGGAACGCGCCGAGTCAACAAACACCGCTGTAACGGTGATGTAACGGAAGAGAAACGCCCGCAGCGTTACAAAAACGTTACCAGAGAAGAGAAGAATAATAAGGGGTCTTCGACCCCCCAACCAGAACCACAACGCTGCCTTTAAAAGACAATGCCAACCTACACCCCACAAAGAGCCGATATCATTGCGATGCCGCCAGCGATCCCAAGGAACGACACAGCGGAGCGTGTGGCGCTCTCCTGCATCGTTCAGCATCTCTCGACTCTCGACCTTGCCACATGGCCGGACGACCTGTTTTTCAACCCCGCCAACAAGCTCATCCTGGCATCGGCCAAAGCCTGCCACGAATCCGGAGCGCCTTCGAACGCTCTAAGCATCATCACCCACATGGAGACCTGCGGCACGCTCGATGCGGCCGGCGGACACCAAGCGCTCGTGGACATTCTCGCAGCGTTCCCGACCAGCGATCCAGTCACAGCGCTCTGGTATCGTGACCAACTCATGACCGCAGCCCGCTACAGGAAGGCCCAGGATTGCGCCAGCAGGGCCGCTATTGAGTTTCGGACGATGGAGGGCGACATATCTGCACTCTCGGGCGAACTGGCTGAAATATCGGCCATGGTGGACCGCCCGCGCAAATCGCTCAGAGACACCATGGAGGAGTTTCTCGATGAGATTCAGAACCCCGAACCGCTTGAAGCCTTCTCGACCCGCCTGCCGTCGCTGGATGGATTGACCGGCGGCGGACCCAAGCGCGGCGAACTCTTCGTGGTCGCTGCCGAGACAAGTGGAGGCAAATCGATCATTTTGCAACAAGTCGCTCTTGATGCGGCGGAAAAACTCAAGCATGTGCTCCTATTCAGCCTCGAAATGCCTGCCAAGCAGGTTTTCAGCCGCATGCTCTCGAACTTCACCGGCCACCGCGTCAAGTGCGCTGCCGAGGGAATGTTGGTCGAAGACCTGGCACGAGTGAAACAGGGGATCTCGCATTTCAAAAAAATGAACCTGCGGATTGAGTCCGAGCACACCGATTGGGAGTCTATCGAATCCGCTGCACGCGAAGCGGCCGGCAAGGGTGAGCTTGACGTTTTGGTAGTCGATTACATCCAACTCGTCCACCTTCGGACCCTCGGCAAGAACGAGACGCGCGAGCAGCACGTTTCGGAGATCACCCGGCGGCTGAAGGCGCTCGCCCTTCAGCTCAACATCTGCGTCGGCACGGCCAGCCAGCTTAACGACGAAGGCCGCTTGCGCGAGTCCCGCGCGATCTCGCACCACTCAGACCATGTGTGGATCATCGCCAAGGGAGACGAAGGCAAGGTGCTGCGCGTAGACAAAAACCGCAGCGGTGAACGCGACAGATCGGTGCCGGTCATTATGCACGGACATATAGCACGCTTCGAGGAGGGCAAATGAAACCCTGCCCCAAGTGCCAAAGCACGAGCCACGTCACGGACTCACGGCAAAACAACGAACACACCTACCGCAGAAGGCACTGCAACAAGTGCCCGCACACCTGGACGACATACGAAATCCACGGCGACGAATTCGACAAAGTGCAGAAATACAACCACCTCAAAACCATACTTAGCGAACACCTACAATGATCTCAGCCTCACCCGCAGAAGCTACCCGCCTGTTTGAAAAGAACGGTGGCATTTATATGCCAGACATGGCGGATGAAATTGATTTGCCCGAGGAAATACTCGCCGAGGAGCTTGGGTTAAACATTGCCCAGGCTAAACGCCTCATTGAATGGCTCGCTAACCGCGGGACTGAATCGAGCCGCCAAAACAATGCGGACGAACTCAGCCGAGCATTTGCGGTCAACATCCCCCGCGCCGGGAAAATCAACGCTGAGCATGTCGGCATGCAATTTGTCGCACTCTACTGGCTTCTCAACCAGACAGGGGAGAGCCTGACATCACTGGCTTTGCGGGTGGGCGTAAGTAAGCAGCTTCTCGATTGGCACGCAAAGAAACAATCCCAGCGCAATAACTTCCGAGGAGTGCAACAAAAACGCGCATCAGCCTCCAAGGTTTACTCTGAATCCGCACGCGCACGATTTGCCGCCATGACCCCGGAGGAACGCCGCCAACACCGCGCGGGCAAGGGCAAGACACCACCACCCAAAATGGACAACCTCGCCGCGCTAACTCTCACTATTTTCAACCAAATGAAAAAACAAAAATGAAACTACAAATAATACCAGAACAGCAATTAACAGCCGAAGAACTTAAAACCTACACGATCCCTGAGGATATCACGGTGGAGGATTGGGAAGATGGACATAGGAAGCTGCTCTATTACAAAGAAGCATCGCGCTACCTGATACTCAAATCCCAGGCATTCGGCGCAAAGAAGTTTGGCATTGAGACGGTGGCAAAGGTTCAAGCGATGTTTTTCCTGAAAATGGGTATTGACCCCACGAAGCCAGCCATGCTCGAGCGTGACCCTGAGACGGATGTCCTGAGGCACCTGCAGCAATCGGTGGAGCGTTGGATGGCTAAGAGCAACCCCGAAGCATGGGACAAAGACAAGCTGACCCGCGCTCTCGACCTCCTCGAGCCAATGGAGCGCGAGGCCAAGCGCGTGCGGGAACTACTGGAGGCAACGCGATGACATACGAGACACGCACAACCAAGGTCGTCATTGTTCCCAAGGGCGAGCCGCTATTCAACCAAGAGGCCACGGAGATCGAGATCGTGGACGAGGCCGCCGGGGAGTTCATAGAGGTCCGCCAATGCAGTGATGCCTGCGACGGCAAGATATCCATCACTCCACTCGAATGGCCCGAGATATTCAAGGCGATTGATCTTATGGTATCGCAGTGCAGGGACGTGGAGGATCAACCGTGAGTGACACACCCGAGACGGATGCCGCAGTCATCGCAGCAGGTGGCGATTGGTCGCCGGTCCTGCGTGCGGTGGCGCAGAGATTGGAGCGTGAGCGGAACGGCGCGCGCGAATTGGCCGAAGCGTTCCACAGAGATCAGGTCACGCTACTCCTCGAGCGCGACAAGCTGCAAAATTTATTAAAACAAATTGGGAACCCTACCAATCCGCTCTGAGCCAGCAGTTTGCCAGTCGCTCGATAGTTTTGTGTGAGCAATAAAATTCCCATTTCCGCATAATGAAACCAAAGACCACCCCGAAAAGAGGCAAGGGCCGCCCCCGTAACCCAGTGACGGATCACATTGCACAAGAGCTTGCTGTGACGAAACGGCAGGCTCGCAATCTTGCCGCCGAATCCGAGACAACCGGCCTTCCCGTGGAGGACATGAAGGCGGCGAGGCTGCGGAAGCTCAAGCTCGAGGGCGACCGCATCGAGTATCTGCTCGAGGTTACCAAGGGGAAGCACATTGCAAAGGAGAAGGTAGAGGAAGAAATGATCGCGCTTGGCATGGCCGTGAAGGCGCAACTCCTTTCATGGGTGGGCGCATTGCCTGGGCGGCTCGAAGGGCTATCGGCGGCTCAGATGGTGCCGATCCTTGAAGACGAAATAAACCGCGTTCTGAAAACACTCTCCGACGAATGATCGCAGAATATTTTAAACTCGGAGTGAACCCCGGCGAGCGGCTGAGTCCGGTGCAATGGATGTCTCGGCATGTCGTCGTTCCGCATTCGGCACGGAATACGCAATTTGATTCCACGACAGCGCAATGGATGAACGAACCGATTGAAGAAATCGCCAAAGACACGAACGACGAAATCCTTATTTGCGCACCTGTAGGCAGTGGGAAGACCACGCTTTTCGAGGCGCTATTGGCATGGATCATTTCAGAGAACCCCGGCCCGACATTGGTGACAGGGCAGACGGACAAAACGGCGAAGCAGTGGGCAGAGTCGCGCCTCGGGCCGATGCTGGAAGCGATCCCCTCGGTCGCCAAGCTCTTCCCAAAAGACAGGCACCAAAAGCGCAAGACGGAGATCCTTTTTCCACACATGCCGCTCTTCATCGGCGGGGCAAACCTCACCAGCCTTCAGGAGAAATCTATCCGGTGGGCTATAGCCGACGAAGTGTGGCGTTGGAAGCGCGGCATGCTGGAGGAATTCCGCCGGCGAACTCACGACAGGTGGAATGCCCGCCGCATCCTCGTCTCTCAAGGTGGCGAGGAAGGCGACGATTTTCACGACGCAGAAGACTTATGCGAAAAGCGCGAATTCTCCTGGCAGTGCTTATGCGGTGAAGTGCATCCGTGGGACTTTAAAAACATAGCCTTCGACCGTGAGACAGATGGGAATGGCGCCATGCTCTGGGACCGAGTAGCGAAGAGCGCCCGGCTCGTGTGCCCAACATGCTCGCACGAATACATGGACGACCCGCGCATTCGCCGCGCCCTGTCATCCGGCTCGCGCTACGTCGTGAAATCGCACGGCGCGCCTGGGCGGATCGCATTTCACTACGATGCCGCCGCCGTGTGGTGGATTCCGTGGGGATCTCTCGCGGTAGAGTGGGTGAAGGCGGATCTCGACCGCAAGGCCGGAGACACAGAAGCGATGAAGCAATTCATTCAGAAACGCAACGCCCGCCGCTGGACCATCCAAGGCACCGGAGCCACAAGCGCCGAAGTGCTTGCCTGCCGCAAAGACTACCTTCGCGGAGCCTGTCCCATCGAGCCGGTTGCCATCACCCTATCTGCAGACGTTGGCCAAGATACATCCCACTGGACGACGATGGCCTTTGCAGAAAACGGAGACTCGTATGTCATCGACTACGGCACCGTCACCGGCATCGACGACATGCTCGAGGTCGCGCAGTCACAGAAATACAAAACGCCAGATGGCAGGGAGGTCACACCGATCGGCGGGCTGCTCGATTCAGGCTTCAACGCAAACGCCGTATACCGCGCATGCTATCTCTCGGGTAATTTCTTTTTCCCGGCCAAGGGGTCCGGCGCAAACTTCGGCAGCATCTCCGAGAGCGTTCTGAAGGAATACCCCACCATGCCGCTCTACACCGTCAACGAATTCGCGTCGAAAGTCTCGCTCTTCATCGACCGAATCGCAAAGCGAAAATCCCCGTTTCTATTTTTCCCGAAAGACTCAGGCGAAGAATTCCTATCTGCCTTCATGGGGCAAAAAATCATCGTCAGTAAAAAAGGCCGCAAAGAATGGCGCTCGGTGGCAGGCGACCACTTTGCCGACTCCGTGCGCCTCAACTACGCCTGCGCACAACAACTGCGCAAAGCGGGAGCCATCGAATTCAAATGAAAAAATCCCAACTTTGGAAAATCTACTGCGCAAAGAATCCCGCATTCGAGCGAGATGGAAATGTTACTTTGTCAACGCGCGGCCTGCGGAAACTCTTTGACCAGACATGGGACTACGCCTTTCACGAAGGCGAAGACGAGCACGACCCCGCGCCGATTAACGACTCAAAAAGCGTGGACGATCTGCGCAAAATCTTCGGCATGTTCTGAGCAATTCGGTGAGCGCACCGATATGATTGTTTTGTGAGAAAAACGACCACAATTTTCTGAGTCAATTTTTATGACTTATACCTCATCCGTCATAAACAAAGTATAACCTTTTGAGTTATACCTCATCGGGCTTGTTGAAAAAACAGCCCTATATTTTCAACGTGTTTAGAAAGTGCCACGCGAAACCAAGCCACGCTTGAACTTCTCGCCGGATTCTAATCTTTGACTTGCCCGCCACCATGCAGGCAGGCGGACACACGACCGGATCGGCCTCTCTCAGAAGCACACTGAACTCCGGTGGGATGGGCGGTCATTTATGACCCAAGACTCCCGAAAGCCCACGCTTGAAAAGGAAGTGCACACCGTCCCTGCTTTTCCCTTTTGACACACCCCCTCGGTCGTGACCGCTTCCGACATCGCACGCTCAGGCTACAAGGCTTATCTCCAGGCTCTCGGCAAAACAAAGGCCGAACTCCTCACCATGGCCGCCGGCGTTGAAAGTGGCATCGAGGAAACCATCATCACAAGCCTCGGCAGTGAAGGAGCTTCTTCATCCGCGCAACTCAGCGCTCTCACCAAGACCGACCGGCTCGCCGTCATTATGGAAGTTTACGCTGAAGGCAACGGCGGACGCCAACTTGGCACCTTCGTCAACTTCGGCGCTTTCAACTCGCCCGTTTGACATGCCGCCGAGGACGATGTCCTCGAAAATCAAAAAATCAAGCGGCGGATGGGGCGGGAATCGTCCCGGTGCAGGCCGCCCGCGCAAGCCAGACGCCAGAGCCGCCGCCTTCGAGGCCGCAGAGCAAAATCAAAACCGAGGGTTGATTTTCCTCAATACGGTTGACCCACGGCGCGAGGTCACCCCGCAGACACGTGAGCAACTTATTCGCAAGGCTCGGTGGCTCTACAACAATTTCCCAGATGTCACCTACGTCATCGAGCACATTGCACAGCGTGCCATAGGCACCGGCATTGTCGCCAAGGCCCGCACCACTGACGCCGCATGGAACCGCATCGCAGAGCGTCATTTCGAAGACAGGGCATGCGGCGAGGCATGGGCCTTCGACGCCAGCGACTCCGTGAATTTCTACAGCGCGCAATCGCTTCTCGTTCGCCATGTGGCCCTCGATGGCGATGTCTTCGCGCAGAAGCTCGTTACAGGCACAGACGGCGCGCGCTTTCGTTTCATCGGCGGTGAATCCGTGGGGAACACTGCCGACTCCGGGGAAGGGTCGTTTGATGGGCTTCTGCTCGATTCCTTTGGTGCTCCGCGCAAATACCGAGTCATCACCGACCGTGCGGCCGGCAAATATATGGACGTTTCCGCAGACGACATGATGCACATCCGCCATGTCCGCCGCATCGGCCAGCCACGTGGCGTCTCGTGGCTACACTCCGCGATCATCCCCGCTCAGGATAAGAGCGAAACCAAGAGCTATCTCAAAGGCAGCTACAAAGCTCAGTCGCAAATCGGCTATATGATCACCAGCAACGAGGCGATGAAGATCGGCCTCGGGGCAGGGAAGATCACCAATGCCGCAGGCGATGAGATCACGACAGATACGCTTTACAACGGAACCCTCATCCCACGCCTTAAGCCCGGCGAGAGTATCCAATCCTTCAAAAACGAAGCCCCCGGCGCTGCCTTCGAGCCGCTCATGCGCGATTACACCAGCGACATCGCCCGCGCCATCGGCGTCCCGCCCGAGGCTCTCATGCTCCTCGTCGGCCTTGCTGGCACTGAGACGCGCGCACTCCTCGAAGTCGCGCAAAACTTTTTGGACCGAATCCAACAGATGGTAATCGACCAGTTTTGTTTTCCCGCGTGGAAATTCTGGGTCTGGCAAGAGATCCAAGCCGGGCGACTACCTTACCCAGGGGATGATTGGTGGCGCGTCGAGTGGGTCACCCCCCGCAAGATCACGGTCGACAACGGCCGCGATGGGCGTCTCTACGCTCAGCTTCTCGACTCTGGATACATGTCGTGGGAGCGCTACGCAAATTTACATGGCCTCGATGCCGAGGCCGAAGAGGACGACATACTATCTGCATACATTCGCAGAAAACAAAAATGCGAAGCTCTTGGGATCGATATCTCTCAAGTTTTCCCTAACCAAAAAACACAACTCACAACCACGCCTGTCGTTTGACATGCCGCCAATGCCGTGAACTCCTGGTATGCCCTTTCTCCCAAGCCTGCGCTCAAGCAAACCGAAATATCCATTTTCGATGAGATCGGTATGCATGGCATCTCAGCCGAGTCTTTCATCCGAGACCTTTCCAGCATCCCGGCAGAAGACAAAATCATCCTCCGCATCCACTCCCCAGGCGGAGAAGTCTTCGACGGGAATGCCATCTTCACCGCGTTAAGCCGTCGCGGAAATGTGGAAGTCCAGATCGAGGGCATTGCGGCCAGCATGGCCACCGTTATCAGCCTGGCAGGCGCACCGGTGAAAATGGCCAGCAATGGATTTTATATGATCCATAACCCTTGGGGCTCTGCACTTGGAGACTCCTACGAACTCCGCAAGCAAGCCGAACTTTTGGACATGATTCGCATTAACATGGTGAAAGCTTATGCCGCCAAGTCCGGCCAAGAGCCCGACCAGATCGAGGCATGGATGGATGCCGAAACATGGTTCACAGCCGAGCAGGCGCAAGCCGCCGGATTTGTGGACGAGATCACCGAGGGCATGGCTATCGCTGCCAGCGCATCCAGATTTTCCCGCTTGGCAAAATTCCGCAACGCCCCGGCTGATTTGACACAGCCATCAATGCAAATGGAAAATCCATCCACACCCGAAATCATCGCCGAAGAGCCCGAGGCTGTAGAGCCCATTGAGGCCACCGTCGTGAGCGAATCCGCCCCTGAAGAGCAGCCAGAGCCAGAAGCTGAGCCTGAACAGCCTGAGATCCAAGAGCCATCCTTGCCCGTCGCCCTCGCCGCTGCCGACTCCATCCTTTCAAAATACAACGCCCTTGTGGCTGAGCGCGACACCATCCGCGCCGAAATGGTCGCCATCCGCGAGCAACTGAACAACGAGCGCACCGCCCTTGCCCGCCTTGAGTCCAGCCTCGGACTCGCTCCCGCCCGTGTGGTCCCGCTCATCGAGAATGCAGCATCCGAATCCTCTGACCCCGTTGCCGAATATCTCGCCGCTGTGGAATCCGGAGACCGCAAGGCCGCATCCATCCTTTTTGAAAAGCACAAAGCCCTCATCTGGGCCCACCGCAATAAAATTTCCAAGGCCTGAGCCAAGGAGAACCCAACCAACAAACCAACACCACCATGCCTAACACATTCGACAGCTCACTGGTTGCTGACTCCATCGCTCAGCAGACCAAGAACGTCCTCAGCAAGCGCCTCGCAGCGCTTAACCTCTTCGCCTCGGATTTCTCTTCCGAAGTCAAGAAGCCAAAAGACACCATCCACGTCCCTATCGCTTCCGCGACAGCCTCGACAGTGGTAAATCCGTCCAGCTTCAACAGCATCGGCGGCACAACTATCGGCAAGACATCCGTCGTGCTCGATCACGTGTATCAGCCTTTCGGCCTGAGCTACAGCGACCTCCAGAGCGCACACCGCTTGGAGCGCCTCATCCAGGTCAATGTTGACGCTATCGCCGACAAAATCTGGAACCTCGCTACCGCACCTGTCACCGTTGCAAACTTCGGCGCCGCTGTTGTCGAGTCCGCTGAGAGTGCAGTGAATGCCGCTTCTGGCGACCTTCCCAAACTCTGGGCAGCCGTCCACAAGAGCCCACGCAAGGGGCTCGTCGTTTCGCCCGTCATCTACAGCCAACTCATCCCGACCAGCACCACATCGCTTAACCTCGGTGATGGAGCCTATGGCTTCGAGAACGGCGTCCACTACGCCACAGCGTTCGGCGGTCAAGCAGGCCTCAAAGGCTTTGCATGCAGCCCTGAAGCGCTTGTGATGGCCGCAGCAGTGCCAGCCCTTGCGGATAACGACTACATGGTCAGCGACTCTGTGACGCTCGATCAGATCGGCCTCACGATTGCTTACAACGTCTACAGCGACAAGAGCACCCGTTCACTCATCGCCTCGCTCGAAGTCATGTTCGGCGCAGCCACAGGATTGGTCGATGGCACCATGGCTATGATCATCCCAGACTAAGAATCCCTAACAGCGCGATTCCCCGCGCCAGCCCGCAGACGCCCATCGGACCTATTCCGGTGGGCGTTTTGCTTTTGACACGCGCCCAGTGTCGTGTCGCCTGAACAAAAATCCCGCCTCGAGAGCCTTGCCGCCGCCGGCCGCAACCAACTCTTCGGCATCCCTGTAAAATTCCGGCAGGCAGAGATCCGCGCCTGCGTCTCCCCCGTGGCCGTCTCGTTCGACCTTGAGAGCGGCGGACTCCGCCAAGGCGGCGAGTTCACGGTCCGCTTCCAATCCAGCGACCTCACCACACCGCCCCGCCGTGGCGAGCCGGTCGCCTTCCACGGGCGCAGCTACATGGTCACCCAAGTCGGCGAAGCGCTGAACAACCCCGCCGAAATCACCTGCACCGTCCAGCCCGGCTCCGCTCTATGAATCTCGAAATCGAAACCGCGCTCTCCTCCTGGCTCCGCTCCCTACCGGAATTCGACGGCATCGCCATCCACACCGGGCAATCGAGCGACGAAATCCCGAACGACCAACCGGTCATCGTCGTCGGGGTGGACACCACCGAAGTCATCGGCCTGTCTCTTTACAAAATCACAGCCTCGGTCGTGCTTGTTACTCCGAGCCTTTTGGAAGGTTCGCTGGAGCTTCACAGCGGCCTCTCCTCCGCGCTTCGCTCCTGCCTGATATCCGCCACCGCGCTCGGAGCCGCCTTTCCCGCCGGAATGACTCTGGCCGGGGCCGTGCTCTCCTCTCTCAGTGAATCCCGCCAGTCGGATCGCTGGGTCAAAACCGCTGCCATCACCCTCGGTGTCGTCACTGCGATTTGACACTCCACCACATTTGACAAGCCACCCACACCATATGCCCGCATCCTATACATTCGGAATCACCGGCGGAAACGCTGGTTCGTTCATTGTCACCTCGGTGACGGAAACACAGACCAGCGCCAAGCAGGAACTCCAAGGCGCAAACGGCGAAGTCGCCGCCGTTGGTTACAACAAATTTAAAACCGAGGTGCAGATTTCTGCCGTCGGCGATCCTTCCAGCCTCACTGTTGGTGATGTTCTCCCCTCCATGCCTGGCGTGAGCGGCAACTTCACAGTCGATCAGGTATCCACCTCCAAGAGCATCGACGGGTTCGCCGAATTCTCCATCACCGCAACCAAAGACTAATCATATATTATGCCTGCAAAATTTTACGCTGCATCAGGAATTTCACCCACCTTCGGACTGGAAGCAGAAACAGCCGTGGGTTTCTTGGTCGAGTCGCTTTCTTATGACGTGAGCACGGACAAGGCCGAAGTTTTCGACGAGTCGGGAGAACTCGTCTACTCCCACCGCTACAACAAAAAAGCCAGCATCTCGATCTCCGGTATCGGCACCACCTCCATGCAAGTGGGCGGCATTTTGAGCAGCCTGACTAATACAGTCGGCTCCCCGCTGGACGGCACGATCTTGGTTGATTCGGTCACCAAAACATCGACCTCGAGCGACTTCCAAAAAACACAAATCGCGGCCACGCAGTATGATCAAACGCTGAGCTTAGCCACATCCTAACTCTTAGACGGCTTCCCCGGTAAAACGGGGGGCCGTCTCTTTTTTGAAAAAATAAAATGAAAGAAACATTTACCTTCACGTCGAATATTAAAGCCGCATCGGCACTCATGACGCTCGGCTTTGCGCTCAAAGAAAACTCCCCATGCGTCCGCATCGCGCGTGAGGACGGCAAGGAAAGCTCCTCATACTGGTTCGAGGAAGACGGCCCGAATGGGCTGAAGGCCAGCAAGGTCATCCACTGGATGACCAAGGGCCACAAGGAGCTTGAAGACTCCGATCCCGAGCACCCTGTGAACTACATCCGCGCGGCGTTTGCCAATCGGGAGACGGCCATAGACATGCACAAGCGCACGCCGCGCATGGTCGAGATCCGCCGCAATGGCAAACAGCTTTTCCTCTCGGAGAACGCTGACGACGAAACTCGCAAGAAATTCGCCCGACTTTTATGACTTACGAAGACGCCTGCAAATGCGAAGACGCGAAGCCTTCGCCTGTCACAAAAACACGGCCTGACACAACTGGCAACCGGCCAACCATGGAGGACCGCTTCGGTCGAGGATACAACATCAATCGGATAGGGTTGGTCGTCACTGAGAGCCGTTTTGACCGTGCCGTTTCAGAGTCGTTTACACGAGCCAAAGAAGGTCGCAATGGGAGCGACGGAATGAAAGGGCGCGAGGCATCCAAGCCAAGCACGAACTACGGAAAAAAACGCTGCGTTTGCGGCCACGCCGGAGCCAACGGCTAACAAATTTATGAAACAAAAAAACCAAAACACAGACACCGAAAACACCGACCTCCTCTCGGACGATGAAGCGCTTCGCATCGCGGGCATCACCGATGGCCCGAAGCATGTTGCAGGGCGCGACCTGCGACCGATCACCGCGCTCACCATCTCATGGATGCAGCGCAATAAATTCTTCGATCCCGACAAAGACAATATCTGGAAAGCCGCCGCTTTCATGTTCCTGCACAGCGAGCCATTCCCGAAGATTCGTGGCGTGGTCAATGACCGCTCCGCATTCCTCGACGCCGTGGACGTGTGGATCGAGAAGAACATCCCCGACCAGCACACCGTGCGAGCCATGGCCACCGACATGGAGCAGGCGTTTAATCTCTACATGGCCGCCACAAGCCACAGCGAAGGTTCTGAGTCGGGAAACTAAATGGCCCCAACTGGCTCGCCGGGTATGTTTACAGACTCGCCAAAATCACAGGTTGGGGCTTCACAGAGATCATGGAGCAGCTGCCGTTTTCAGCCGGACTTCAGCTACTCCACGCCGACAGCTGGGCGCACGGGCAACAGAAATACTGGACCCGCAACAACGCCGCCGCCGTTTTTGACTCCATCACTGAGATAGAAGCCGCATTTGCCAAACTATGAGCCGATCACTTTCCATGTCTGTCGCCAACCTCGGGCTAATGCGCGCCTTCGATGAGATTGCGCGCACCGCAGGCGTGACCTACGAGGCAGTGGTCAAGAGCGAGACGCAGAAGATTCTTGAAGCGGCATCGAAAAACACGGCAGCCGCACAGGTCAAAAGCATCGAAGCATTCGTAAAAGGCAAAGTGGCGCGCACCGTCGCAGGCAAAACCTACCTCATGGTAGGATCTGCACACGCACCGCGCGGCTGGCGTCTCCGCGATGACGCATGGTCTGCCGTGCAGTCTCAAATCTCTGCATCGATCAAGCGACGCAAAGAAGCGCGCGGACTCTCCAAAAAAAGCTGGAAGCAGATTGCAGAGCGCCTTGGATTCGACATCTCAGTGCCGAGCTATGTCGCCTCCGCAACCACGCGCGGCGGCGACTACCCAGAGAACGCACAGGCTCGGGAAGAACGCAACGGAAGCGACTTTGCCATCAATCTCAGCAACTCGCGCACCTACTCATCCAGCGTCTTCGATGCGATCCGCAAGGCCATGAACGGCCGAGAGAAGTTTTTCCGCGAAAACATGAAGACCGGCGTCTTCAAATCCATCGAAACCATCGCCGCCAAATACCCCGGCCTGAATCTCAAATGAGCGACACCCTCGAAGTAAAAATCGGCGCATCCGACGCCGGACTGGAAGCCACACTCAAGACGGTGCAAGCCGAGCTTTCCAACATGGAAGCCAAGGTCAAGAGCGGCGACCTTTCCATGGGCGACTTGGAAAAGACGATGAAGCGCATGGGGCAAGTGCAAGGCCTCGAGCAAAAGCTCAAAGCCATGGGTGACGAAGCCAGCGGCACATCTCCGAAAGTGGACGAGCTTGGCCGCGATCTCGAAAAGATGGGCAATCGCGGCAACGATGCCGGGGAAAAAAGCTCGATGTCGCTTGGCAAGATCGGCCTTGCCGCAGGCGTGGCCGGTGTCGCCGTGAAGGCTGGCATGGCGCTTGCCGAGGGCGCGATGGATGCCGCCCGCGCCGTGGCAGATGGATTCGGCCAAGCCATCGACCTCGGTGGCAGGTTGACCGACCTTTCATCCCGCACGGGGGAGAGTTCTGGCCAGTTGCTCGTCTTGGAGCGGGCTTTCACAAATACCGGCGTGTCGGCGGAGAGCGTCGGCACGAGCATAAACAAAATGCAGAAGTTTATGACCGATGCCGCGCAGGGGGGGGCCGCGCAATCCGAAGCCATGCAGCGGCTGGGCATCACCATGGGCGACCTTGCAGGCAAGACGCCCACCGAGCAGATGGCCGTATTTGCGCAGCGCATTTCCGGCATTCAAGACCCTGCACAACGTGCCGAGGCTGCGATGTCGATCTTTGGCAAAAGCGGTGGCGAGTTGCTGCCGATCCTGAACAATTTCAGCGGCGAGTTACAGGGCGCGCGCGATCAGCTTGGCGGAATGCCTGGCGTGATGGATCGCTCGGCCGCAGCATTCGACGCAACGGGCGACAGCATGGCTGCAATCAATGGCAAAATCATGGAGTTTGCCGCTGGTTTCCTCGAGCAGGCGCTACCAGCGCTCACGACATTCACCAACGCTCTCAGCGGCATTGACGCGGCAGGGTGGGGCCAAGCGGCTATGGATACCATTGCAAGCATTGCCGACACGCTTGTTGGTGCTTTTAAAGACCCGCTTGGAGCAATAGAGGCGTGGGCCCTTGCTTATGAGGCCGGATATAAAACTCTGGCAAACGGCCTTCTAAATGCTGGCGTGACGTTCATCGATTTTGTTGCTGCCGCTTTTCAGACAAGTCTACCAAGCGCAATCACCGCCTATGTGACGAGCGGCTTGACCGACTCCGCGCTTACCTTCAGCCGCTACATGACCGAGGCGCTCATGACGTTCTCCAGCGGATTGAGCACGCTGCCAGGCTTCGAAGCAATTGGACAAAAGATGCTCTCCACCCTTGGCGGAGTAAATGACTCCATCATCGCCCAGCAGCTCGCCAACATGGGCCAGACCGAGGCCGCTGCGGCTCGCGTGGTGGAGGAGTTTGGCAAGGCCAAGGACAAGACAACGCTTTTCACAGAAGACTTCTTCGGCGCAGAAGAAGCCACCCAGCGGATGAACGAGAAGTTTTCCGAACTGGAAGAGAGCGGAAAAAAGACCCGCGAGAACTTTGAGACCACGGCAACGAACTCCGAGACCGCTCAAAACAAAATTGCAGGAGCAGCCAATAACTCGGCAATCGTAACAAATAATTTCGCTGCCGCTGCAAACAACGCCGCCGCCGCAGAGACAGCTACAAACAACGCGCGAACAGCCGCACTCGGAATAGAAAAGTCTTTTGCGAATGCCATGGGAAGTGCCTACACCTACGAGACAAGCACTCTTGCTGCCGAAGCCGCTCTGACACGTGGTGCCCGCGAGATGACGAACGCGGATTTTTCAGCCGGGTTCAAAGAGGCGAAAGTTCAACTTCGTGACCTCGGCGGCGAATATTCTGCACTGGCAAACAGTGGGGCAGGCATCAAAACAATCGCTGAATCCCTTGGCCTTGATACCGAGGAGAAAAACCCAAAGCGCCTCTTGCTCGAAGTCCAGCAAGAGATCACAAAGATCGGGCAGCAGGAAATAGTCATTGGCGTTCGTTTCAACGAGGAGGCTTTCAATGCCTCGGTGGTTAGCCTCTACGACTCCGCGAACACCACCTTCGCAACCCCTCTCTCCCTCAACCTCGAAGGCGACCAAAGCATCGCCGCCGTGCGCAACTCGGCAGAAGGGAACTTTGCCGCGCCGATCGCATTCAATCTCGATGGCGACAAGACGATTGCAGACGTGCGCAGCGCGGCTGAAGCGAACTTTTCAAACCCGATCACTCTGAGCATGAGCGGCTCGCAAGCGGCCAACGATGTCTACAGCACGGTCAACAGCGCCTTCGCCGCTCCCGTAGAACTTGGCGTGAACGCAGAGATATCCAGCGCTCAGACCGAAGTCGCCAGCCTTGGCACTCCGCAAACCCTCACACTCTCCGCCGACACCACCGCCGCACAGACGCAAGTCGCCTCCCTTGGCACCGCTCAGACCGTCACGCTCGATGCCGACACTTCAGCAGCAGCGGCCAAGGTTGCGACTCTCTCAGACCCGATCTCTGTTCAAATCGACTCCAACCAAGTGCAAGCCGCCGTGGCCTCGATGCAGGCCGAAATCTCAAACAGCTTTACCGGTGGCGAAGGCGGACCCGGTGGAGTAGGCGGCACTGGCGGTGAAGGTGGACAAGGCGGACAGGGCGGCGATGCAATTGCTGACGTCACAAGTATAACTAATATTTTGAATAACTGGACCGACATCATCACAACAATCCGCGACCGCCTCCCGCAGTTCGCCCTCGGCGTTTAAAAAATGAGCACCCATTACACATCTTCCTCGGGCTCGTGGCCTGTTATGCAGAGCCTCACTGAGCAAAAACAAAAATCAGGATTATTTACCTGCTCGGCCGAATTCATCCGCCCGGTTGGAAATACAGACCTGCCCGCCGTTATCGAGACCAGTATCGGAACTGTTGATGTCTGGCCAGAACCGACCATTTCAATCGGGACTGATGGGTTTGAAAAAATCAACGCAACCGGCTACGGAGTGTGGGATGAATCATTGGTTGAGGAAGTGAAAAGCTTTACCCCAGGGATTATCCAGCTAACAGCGGAATCTTATTACTTACGAGCAAGCGAAGATGATCCAACCGCGCCAGCTTCACCTCTACAAAAATCAGACGAGAAAACCTGGACAGCAAAAATTGATGTTGTTTTCGAGACATCATTTATTAGGAAACTCGGAGATGTCATCCCCGCCGCGCCAACACTTAGAATTTTGGACTATAACAACACAGATATTACAAATAAAATTTACAATGTTTTTATTGATCTTCACTCCAGTCTTCAAAATTATAATTACGTAACAGGGCTTTCCCAGACTACTCTCCTCAAGCGGACAATAATTTCTCACGTTAAAGTAAATACATACGGCACAATTAAAGAAATCGAAACCGCTTTTGAAATAGTGCCTGAGGTTTTAGATTTCGGGCGTTGGGTTAAATTGGTGGTTTATTGATGAATACCCCTCCGCTCAGTTTTGCGTCGCTTGCGCAGACGGCACCAAATCCCGCGTCTGGCGGGTATCCTTACCGCATTCGCGGCACCGACTTGGATAAAAACTTTGTATTTGCCACATTGCAAATTGATCAAACGCTTTTGCAGTCGACAATCGGCGCCGGAGGCCACCCCGCCCGCAGACTAAACATTCCTGCCGTGCCCGCCTCTGGCACCCACGTTCTTGGCGCGGTGGAGGGGGTGCTGCAATGGATCTCAACAGAGGAATGCTAACATGACCCTCGGCCGCACATCCTCCGGAGCCATCAAGATCAAAACCGACACCGACGGCGGCGGCCTCCGCGCGGTCGGGTGTGCGTGTTGTGGGGGATGCTTAGATTATCTCTTGTATCCCGGTGAATTAATGAACGTAAAATTTGATCACAATGATCTTCCTGATAGCTTAGAATTTGTTGATTATGAACTTGGAGAACAATTAGAATATTATTCCTTGCAAAAAACAACCCCGTTTTTTACAAAAAACTACTTTGATGATGAGCCGTCGGGCACATTTTATTACAAAACAGCTTCGGAATTTGACCCCGATACGGGACAGGAATATTTTGATGGAGTTACAATCTCCAATACGCAAAACTACTGGGCGTTTTCTTCATACGTTGGCCCATCCGCTGAAAACCCTGAAGAACCATATGGTTTGAGAGTAAATGAACAAACTTATTACGCTTACACACATAATTTTTTATGTAGTGAGCCGCCTCCACCTGAAGAAATAGAGAGTTCGCGCTTTTACTTTATGTTTGATTTGTTTGCCGACACGCTTAGGATTTCTTTTGCAACAGGCAGCCAAGTTGTTACTCGCGGAACAAGGGTTCAATATCCGCCGCAAAACAACGCACAAAATACACCTATGGTGTTATCTCCTTATGCTTCATGCGAGGGGTATGGCTCGTGGGCAGTGCTTGGAAGATATTTAGGCGGTGGTTATATGTTATATTTTGATTACGTATTAGACTATACTTCAAACACAAATCCTATTTCAGAATCTTGCAAATGGAAAATTAAAACTCCAAACGGAACCTTTACAAAGATTGGATATGGCAACACTCCCGTTGGCTCATACGAAGGAGGCTATACCGTCTCATGACCTGCTCGCACACAACCTCCACCACCCGCGAATACAACGCCTGCGGCCTCGGACTCTACGGAGGAAGGCCCAGCCAGGGCACCTGCACCCGATGCATTGAGCGCGGCGAGAATACGCCAGAGTTTGCCGCGCGGGTAAAAGTTAATCCACCCATCCCGCAACAAGCCGCGAACCTCGGCAAGTCTCTCGTGAACTGGACGGCCTCCGGATTCGCCGCCACGCCGCCCGAAGCACTCGCCGAGCGCAAAGCCACCTGCCGCGCCTGTCCCGAATGGGACGCCGCCGCGCTGAACAACACAGGCCGCTGCCGCAAGTGCGGTTGCAGCACATGGGCCAAGCTCCGCATGGCCACCGAGCGCTGCCCGCTCGGCAAGTGGGAACCCGTCACAGCCACTCCCTAAAAAGCTCGGAGAGTTTTTGACATGCCGCCGCGAGAAGCGGCATGAAGTTTTTTCTCGACACCACCAAGAAGCAGCTCGTCAAGTCTGCGGCATCGAATGTCGCACTCGACCGGCTCGTGCTCAAACGCCGCGACTCGCTGGCGGTCGAAGTCGCCTTTGTCGCCCGTGGGGCGGTCGCATCCATGCCCGCAGGAACCACGACCACCGTTGCGCTCAAGAAGACCTTTGCCGACTCCAATTTTCTCGCTCTGGCCTCAGGGGAACCACCAACTCTAAACCTTAATACAGTCCCCCTCGAGGCCGCTTTTTCCGCCAACCCTGCCAGCATCTCCGCGCTCCTCGAGATCCGCTGGAGCGTGCCAGGCGAGACCACCCGCACGGCCACGCTGAGCGTCGAAATCCAGAATAGCGTAATCCTCGGCACCGAAGCCACGCCCGAAGCGATTCCAGACGGCAAGGCCACGCAGGCAGAAGCCACGACCGGAACGGACAACACGAAGTGGATGACGCCGCTGCGGACCGCGCAAGCCATCGCGCAACTCGCGCCTCCCCCCACATGGGCCAGCGTGCTCGACAAGCCTGCCACATTCCCGGCCACTGCGCACACGCACCTTAAGAGCGAGATCACCGGCCTCAATGCCGACCTCGCCGCTCTTACCTCCGCAGACACCGCGCTTGGCCAGCGAATCGATTTCCTCGCCGCGAATCTCGACCCCGCCGCGCTCGACAGTATTGCCGAAGCTGCCGCATCTATCGGCAGTCTCCAGACCCAGATCAACGGCAAGGCTGCAACGCTCCACACGCACACCGCTGCGGACATCACCGACTTTGCCAGCGCAGTCGTGGCAGTCTCGCCGCCTGTCGATTGGTCGAGTCTCACCGGCAAACCAGCGACCTTTGCGCCATCCGCCCACACGCACCCAGCGACAAGCATCACGGGCCTTTCGGACTACATCGTAGCCTCTGCGCCCGGCCTCAGCATCACAACGACTACCCACACGGCAGACGGCCTGACCGACACCTATTCAGTCGGAGGACTCGCAAGCTCCGATCCCTCTGCCGTTCTGGTCAGCTTGAACGGCGTCACTCAAAACCCAGCGACCGACTACACGGTCAACCTCGCAAGCGGCACCATCATTTTCGACGGCTATCCTGCTGCCGGCCAGCAGATCGTTTTCACCGCCTTGGGCCTCCGCAGCGTCCAGCCTCCCCTCGATCCGACTCTCTACCTCTACGCATTCGACCAAAGCGCCAACGGCCTCACCACATACAGCGGGCGCCTCCTCAATGCCGACCGCCCTGCCGCGCCAGCCCTGCCCGAGACCGCCACAAGCTGGACGATTAAACGCAGCACACTATCAGCCGCCGGGCGCGTGCTCGCCAACGCCACAGCCACAGGCTCGTGGCTCAACCGGGAGACTCTCGCATTCGCATGACAACAATCACCGAGAGCAACATCACGCCGACGCTCGATCTCTCCTCGTTCGACCTGAGCCTCCCGCCCGTCATCGTCGAGTATCCCACGCGCTCTGCCTTCCCCTCGAGCGGCAAGCCAGACCGACTCTACATGGCGATGGATGAGGGCATGCCCTACCGCTGGTCGCCCTCCGCATCGGCCTACGCACTCACGATCCCCGTCATCGACGCGGGCACTTTTTGACACTCACCCCACAGACGAACCCAAACCACCAACACCCAAAAACACACCTAAAAAATTCAAATGAGCAACCCTATTTTGAAAATCAAGCGCGGCAGCGGATCTCCTATAAATCTCCAGACAGGAGAGTTGGGAATGGATCTGCAAAACAAGTCGCTTTTTATCGGAACAGCCGAAGGCGTTCTTGCGATCGCTGGCGAGCACATCTTCGCTAAGAAGACCTTCGTTTCTGACGCAGTAGCAGCCGAGGCACTTTTGCGTTCGAACTCGGATTCCAGCATCACCACATCGCTGAATAACGAGGTCACACGGGCCACAAACGCAGAAGGCGTAATCGCCGCGAACCTCGCCCAAGAGCTTCTGGATCGTGCCGCAGCCGTATCAGGAGAAGCCTCCGCTCGTGTGTCTGGTGACTCCGCTTTGGACGCAAAAATCGAGACTGAGAAGGGCCGCATCAATGCGATCCTCGCTCTTTCGGACACCGATAAAGACAGTCTGAAAGAACTGGTCGACCTGATCCAGGGCATCGACACAGCGAACGATCAAGCCTTTGCCGGTTATGTAACCAGCAACAACGCCGCCCTCGCATCCGAAGTCACGAACCGCCAATCCGGCGACGCTACATTGCAAGGCAACATCGATGATGTCGCCAGCGACCTGAGCGCGCTCACAACTCGCGTTTCCGCAGCCGAGCAAGACATCCTTGACGAAGTGGCAGACCGCCAGAGCGCCATCACCGGCGTGCAGGCAAATGTCGATTCCGAGGCCAGCACAAGGGCCGCAGCGATCGTGACCGTTACTGGTCTGGTCACAAGCGAAGCCTCCACACGGGCCACGGCAGACACATCACTGTCGAACCGCATCACGAGCTTGGAAGGCGTATCCAGCGACAGCCGCCTCACATCCCTCGAGGCAGACGTGGCCGACCACGAGAGCCGCATCAGCGCACTCGAGACAGTCATCGACGGCGGCACCTACTAAGCACCGCAACCACTCCCCGGCGGGGCGCTCCATAGCGCCTCGCCAAGCGGGGGGAGTCTAAAAAAACCGCCGAATAAATCCGCCACATGGCAACTCAAATCGTCCCGAAAAAATCCTCTATCGCCGGCCGAATCCCGACCAGCGACCAGCTCGGCATCGGAGAGATCCTCCAAAATCTCACCGACCGATGCCTCTACTCCAAAGACGCCGCCGGTAATGTCTACCGCATAGGCGTTCGTCCCGTGCCCGATAAAGTCGAAGTTTTCGACATCATCGGCAACCATCTCTTTTACGGCAAACTCGCCTACTCCGACTTCCCAAACAGCGGCTCAATCTACGACTCCCCACTCTGGGACATAGCCCGCACCACCACAGACGCCAACGGCAATGTCACAGCCGAAGCCTCGGCAGTCGGCGCGTGGTCAAACAAAACCCAACTCCAATTTTCTTAAACCCAAAAAATCCAACACCATGAACGCTACCAACCCAATCGAAACCGACGGAAAATCCTACGACAAATTTTCGCTCAATTTGGCCATAACGGGCCGGTATCTGGGCGATGGTTCTTCAGACGCCAATGTCGCCATGCGCCTCGTCCCGACCCGCATCGAGGACGGCGAGGTCATCACCGCTGACGAAGCCGCCATCGGCATCGCGCTTGGTTCACTCACAGGTGCAGACGAGGCAACCCAGCAAGCCGTCGGCGCGATCCAAACCGCGCTCCAAACCTACATCACCGCGAAAGGACTCTAAGCCATGGCAAATGTTCGCGCATTCCGAGCTGGCAACTGGTCAGACACTAATACAACCACATCGCCTTGGGCCACTGGCGGCGTTCTCTATGCGCCCGATTCGTCCGACGATGTTTACACCAATGGGTTTACAATCACTGTTAATAATTCGCCAACTGTAATTTCTATCACGAACACATCAGCGACTTCGCGAGTGTGGAAAGATGGAGCCACTACAACTGCTGCCGGTGGAGGGGGCTTTACTCTCAACAATGGAGTAACTCTCACGGCTCAAATCAATGTAGGAACATCCGCTATATTGGCCATGTCATCCGGTTCTGCCTCAATTGTTGGAAATATTACTGGTGGATCAGTGAATTCAATAAATTTATCATCTACCGCATCGTTATCGGTAACTGGTAACATAATACCAGGCACAAGTGGCAATTGTATATATTTAATTGGATCCTCTTCTGTAACCGTCACCGGAAACTGCACAGGCGGGACAGCAGCTAACTTGCGTGCAATATACAACCAAGGCGCAGGCGTTGTATCAATTACAGGAAATTGCATCGGTGGCGGCGGAACGGCTTCCCACGCAATACTTGCAGATGCGGCATCTACTATTTCAGTCGTTGGAGAAATTACTGCCTCAACCTCATCGCACGGAATTAGCTCAACAAACGCAAGCGCGGTTGTAAAAGCATCAGGTTCTTTTATATCCGCAGTAAATGGACGAGTTGCTGTTTACGCTCCAATTTTTTATTTGGATGTAACCCCCGCAGCCGCCAAAACCCGCTACGCCCTCAATGGAACCAGCACCTATGTGGACATGTTTACCGCCGACAACGGCTTGACGCAAGCCGCCCCCGCCGATGTCCGATCAGGCGTGAGCTACGGAGGCGGCAACCTCACCGGCACATGCGCAATCCCAGCCGCAGGGTCGGTTAGTCTGGGAGTCCCTGTAGACGCAGGCTTTGGCACGGCAGTCCTCACAGGAGCCGCTGTGGCAACAGCAGTGTGGAGCGCAGCATCACGCACCATCACCGAAGGCGGGATCACTGCCGCCGATGTCTGGAGCGCCGCAACCCGCACTCTTACAACCTCAAGCGGCCCGACAGCCGTAGAGATCAGGCAAGAGATCGACGCGAACTCAACGAAGCTCGACGCAACCGTTTCAAGCCGCCTTGCCAGCAGCGCCTACACAGCGCCGACAACACCACCCACAGCAGCACAGATCGCAACGGCGGTTGAAGGATCGCTGCTCAACGAAGCAGACGGCCAGCAAGTCCTCAACGCCATCGTCGGGGCCATCGGTAACACCAACCTCTCCGAAGTCTCGCTTGTTGCAGCGATCCGCACCGACATCGAACGCGCCGGCGGGAAACTTGACGCCGTGCCGACAGCCGCCGCCAACGCATCCGCAGTGTGGGGCACCGCCAGCAAGCAAATCACCGGCGGGACCGTGGACACCCTCACAAACTCGCCATCAGTGCCAAGTGCCGCAAGCATCGCCGCAGCCACACGCACCGAGCTGGCCGTTGAACTGGCACGAGTGGACGCCTCCGTGAGTAGCCGCATGGCCGGCAGTGAATCCACAAAGCTGGATGCCGTGAAGGTCAAGACCGATGCACTCAACACCGAGCGCCTCGCCAATGTGGCCACCACAGCAATCGTCGGCAACCTCATCGCCCAAGCGAACTCATGAGCGCCAACGTGACAAAGGCTCTCGACATCGCATCCCGGTGGGTCACTCCCGCCGGGATAATCCTGATCCTCGTGCTCCAAAGCCAATTTGTGTCGCGCGGTGAGTTTGAAAGCGCAGCGGAAAAACTTAGCGGCCGCGTCGAAAAAATCGAGGCTGTCTTGATTCGCATGGAGGCCAACGCCGAAACAGACAAGCGCCACGACAACCTCCTCGCAGACCACGAAGGCAGGCTAAGAGCAATCGAGCGCAAGCAATGACTTGGGACATTCCAGCCATGGTCAAGACCGGCCTCGAGATACTCGATAAAGTCGTGCCCGACACTGAAGCGAAGCGTAAGGCGCAAGAAGCCTGGCAACTTCGCGTGCTGGAAATCGCCGCCCAAGAAGCCACCCAGCAAAGCCAGACAAACACCGCCGAAGCTGCCCACGCCTCCCTCTTCGTTTCAGGTTGGCGTCCCGCAGTCGGTTGGGTGTGCGCACTCTCATTCGGTTGGATCTGTTTCGGCCAGCCTTTGTTTTCGTGGGTCTTCGTGCTCACAACAAAACAACCCGCGCCCGTGGTCGAACTCCCAACAGAAATGCTCATGACAACCCTCCTCGGCATGCTCGGACTCGGCACCCTCCGAACCCTCGAAAAAATCAAGGGAGTAAACGCCAAATGAAACCTGAGCAGATCGCACTGACACTCATCCTTGCCAGCTTCGGATTCCTACTGATCGCATTCCTGCTCCGCTAATATGATTAACCTCTTCGACTTCTTCCGCCGCATGTTCCCCGCAGCCACGCCCCCTCCCGCAGAGCCAGCGCCCAAGCCACCCCGCAAGCCGCGCGCAAAAAAGGCAACCGTTAAGAAATCCTTACCAGTTGCCAAAAAAAAACGCTCCGCAAAATGACGCTCGACGAACGCAGCGAGCGCAACCTCGCCACCCTCCACCCTGACATCCACCAACGCGCGGCCACATTCGTGGCAGCCGCCAAGAGCCTCGCCACCCAGCGCGGTCTCGATGTTAAATGTATTTGCGGCTTGAGAACATGGGCAGAGCAAGCGGCACTCTACGCAAAAGGCCGAACCACCAGCGGCAAGATAGTAACACGCGCGCCGGCGGGCCACTCCATGCACAATTTCGGTCTGGCCGTCGATCTCGCCGTGTTTTCAAAGGACGGCAAAACCTACCACGGAGATCATGCCCTCTACCGCGAACTCGGACCCCTCGGCGAATCCCTCGGATTCGAGTGGGGCGGTAGGTGGAAATTCAACGACGAACCCCACTACCAATACCGGCCGGCATGGTCCACCAACATGACCGAGCGTGAAATCCTCGCCAGCCTCCGCCAACGAGTCGCTGAGCGCATTGATATCCTCGCTTAAAAATTACGCCTCGGGAGCAATTAAGTGGGAATGCGGCGGATCGCTTGAACCGCGCCTGGTCAAACAAGTCCCCAGCGCTGGAACCGCATAGAAGCAGCGCCTCCCGAGGCATCCCATTTTGACAGCACACCAATGTCGTGAGCCGCAAGCCAAAAGCCACTCCGCCGCCAGACCGCGCGGCAATCGTTGACCAAATCCGGCAACTCGCGGCAGACCATTTCGATTGCGGTCTTGTTGTTTTCTCATGGGAGGAAGGCGGCGAAACATTCCACATGGAAACCCATTTCGGCAACCGCTACGCCGTGGAATCTTTGTCAGAAAAAACGACCGAACTCTTGTTCCCCTTTGAGGAAGAAGAAGACGAAGCCGAAGCATGAAAGCCACCTTGGAATTCACCCTCCCAGAAGAACGCACCGAACACATTTGTGCGGTGAAAGGCATCGATGCCATCCTCGTCATAGATGACCTCCTCAACGAAATCCGCTCGTTCCTGCACCACGGCGGCGGCGAATTCAAACAATGGCGCGACGAAGAAGGTGAGAGCCGCACAGCGTGCGACTCCACTCTCGAAAAAGTCCGCTCCTACATGAGTTGAGAAAAGACAACGAGATTCCGGACCTCCCATGACACCAATCAAGAAATGGAAACGCTGGATGGCAGTCGGGTGCTCGCACGGGGAACTCATCTGCCCAGAGAGTCGCCGTGCTGTGCTGGATTTTGCCAAGAAATTTCGCCCAGACTTCCGTGCGCATCTGGGCGATTTTATAGACTTGGCGGCCATGCGCGGAGGCGTCGCGTCCGATGTGGACAGCAAAGACCGCGCGCGGAACATCGCCCAAGATGTCAGCGAGGGGATTTCGTTCCTTTATGAATTTTCTCCAAATGTCATAATGCTCGGCAACCACGAAGCCCGCCTAAGCCGCATGGCAGACTCACCAAACGCCGTCCACGCACATGCCGCCATGACCGTGCTGAACGAACTCGGAGATTGTGCCAAAAAGCTCAAAGCGAAAATCTACCCATACCACAACAGCAAGGGCGTCCACCGCCTCGGAGACCTCGCACTGGTGCATGGTTATAGCTGCAACGTTTCTGCCATAAGGGATCACGCAGAGACCTATGGCAAGGTGCTCATGGCACACCTGCACCGCGTAGGCATCGAGCGCGGCCGCCGCATCGATTCGCCTACAGGCTACTGCCTCGGAGCCATCTGCAATCTCGATATGGAGTATAGCTCCAGCAGACGCGCATCATTGGCTCACTCAGCTGGCTTCGCGTGGGGCTATTACAACGAAAATTCAACCAGTGTAAATTTGTGCGAAAAACAAAAAAACCAACCGTGGCTTCTGCCGTAGAATCCGCCTGGAGCGCCTTCTTCGAGTCCGCTGCCGTCTGCGACGCCGAGGAACTCAAAAGGCAGGGCTGGATGACCAACGCTGAAATTGCAGAGCTTTCAAATCTCAAATTAGGCGCAGGGCGACAACTCGCAGATTCCGCCGTGCGCGAGGGCAAGTTGGAAAAGAAAGTCGCCAAGGTC